CCAAATTTTATATCAGTACCAATTGTATTCCAAACACCAGTATGAACATCAAGACCAATAGAATTAAGACTTAATGGTGAAGTTGCTGATGGTCCTACCACAAGTGCGGCAGAAAATGGAACTACTGTTGCACCTGTGCCAAAATGACCTTTATGTGCTGAGAGGGATCCAGGTTCCCAAAATCCTTTGGGAAATTGCAATGCCCCACCCAATATTGGATTAAAAACGTCTAAAGAACCTGTTTCAAAAGTATCGAATGCCATGTTACTTACAAGATTGAGAAATTGCGTCTATTAAACTGGTCAATTGACTAGGAACAAATGACCCCAAAACACCTGCAAGAGGTGAACCTTTAGTTATATCTTTACATAAGAAATATATTATACCACCAGCATTTAAATTTATTGAATCTGAAGATGTTACACAAACTTTTGCACCACCCAGAGTCATTTGCTCACCAGCAGTCATAGTTATGGCTTCATTTGCCTTAACCATAAAAGAACCATCATTTCCGCCACCAGTAGTTTCAATATAAATGTTTTTTGCTCTTAACTTAATATTTCCATCTTCAGCAATAATTGCAATGTCACCAGAAGTTGCAGTAATTGATCTAGAAACAAATTCTCTTTCAGATTCTTTTCTTTGATCACCTGGTGTTTGACCTTCAACTACTTCATGATTTGTACCCTTAATTATTTCTGATTTATTTCCAGAAGTCGTATGTAATTCTAAGTTACCATTGCTCAGTGACTTTACGTAGTGAGTTGGTGGGCATTTTTCTTTTGTGTTACCTGATGGACCAAAAAATACGGTTCCATAGATATTTTCTGTTAAAATATATTCTGGTTTAGTTGGCATTTAATTACTCCACACAATCTACAACTCTTACAACACTCACCTGACCTGCTGATGTAGTAGCAGAAATTGATGAACTATCAAATAATAAGTTAGAATCAATAACAGTAGATTTAATCTCTGTTGCTTTATTTAACAGATTTTCGTCTACACATGTTCCATTATAACATACAAAACCTGCAGGACAATCAGAATCTACACTACAAGAAATGCTTTGGCATCTACCGTCAATGCACATTTGACCAGGTGGACAATCAGTATCAACATCACAGAAACCACCCAATTCACCAATAATAGAACCTGTTTGTAAATTAGAACCGTCAGATGTGGATAGAATATCAAATTTTGGTTTTAGATTTAATCCTGTACCATTTTCACTGATAACTTCAACATCTGGTATTTCAGTGATACCGCAAACTTTATTTGTAACTTCAACTGATAATATCTGTCCAGATTCTGTTATAGTTACATTTGCTTCTAGACCAGGAATGTCTGGGGTCAACTTAATTGTATCTGTTGGTTTATAACCAACTCCTGTTGAAATTACCTCAAACCCATTAAGACAAATTATATATTCTCTAACTCTACCATCATCAGGGGTGTCTGGATCAAATTCAGTTCCTCCTGGACCAGGTAAATAACCACCACCAGGATCTACAGTTATAATATCAGTAACAAAACCGTCATCATCAATCACAGAATATGCCGAAGCATATTCACCATTACCACAATTATCAACAATACTAACAAAAGGTGGAGTTTTATAACCAGAACCACGGTTTACTAGATCTGTACCTATTATCTTACCAGCTCTATCTACAACTGCATTTGCTGCAGCACCAAAACCACCACCACCAAATATCTCTATTCTTGGTGGTCCACAACGGAATGGATCAGTATTACACTGTGTAATGCTATCTGGAATAGTACCATCAAATTCACCAAATGTTCCCCCAAAAATTGGAAGATTTGCCAACCAACCATCAGCTGCTTGAATCAATTCACCATCAGTTGGTACGGGTAAGAAGTTTGCAAAATTGTCTTTATCTTTTTGTGTTGGACCACCCCAGAAAGGGTCTGATTTGAAATCTTTGATCTCTGGGCAATTTGGTTGTTCACATAAAAATGATTCAAATCCTAAGATAAAGTTTAGTGCATCAAAAACACTACCAACAACTGTAGCAACACTGCCTAAAACATCATTAATTGCATCCAAAATAGGACCAAGTGCTCTGTCAATATCAGATGCTAGTTTGTTTATTAATCCATTAGTCCATTGCAGTGCGGCACAGAAAGGAACATTAACAATTTTAGCAGCTAATTCAAATAAGAAATCTCCAACCATTTCAATTAGTCCAGAGATAAGATCTTTGAATTTACATAAAATATTGTCAATAATTCTTTGAATTATTGTATTTTTAATATTTTTTGCCACAGTAGGCAAAAGCATATCAATTAGATCTTGAATACCTGCTCTTATTTTACCAATTAAAAAATCTCTAGTTCTTTGGACTAATGATTTTAGAATTCCTGCAATAATTGTAGAAGTTTTTCTGATAAGACTAGTTACTTTACCAACTTTATTGATTGCCCCATTTATGTAAAGTTCACCATACCCCTTTATTGCCTTTAATCTTTGAAAAAATTTAAGTAACTCTGTATTAATAGCACCTAAAGAACCGTCACCACAAACATCTGGTAAATTTCTAGACTCAGCCCATACCTGAGCAGCATCAGCAAGCGCAACACTGTTCGACCAAAGTTCTGCGGGTTCTGGATTCTCAAAAGTAAAACTTTTACTGGTCTGCCTATCAAGTCCCATTTATAAGTCACCTATTATGAAAATATTTATCACCATCATCTAGTAGCTTTTTTGAAAGTTCTCTTTGGTATTCTTTCGGGCATACTATTTTTACCAACACTAGTTACTAAATTAGCACCAGCAACTATACCACTGTTAAATCTATCAACTCTTTTGAAAGCAGTTGTTCCATTTATAGATTCCCTAATATCATAATCAGATAGATTGTTACCAAGGACATGCAATATAATTGGTATTTGCTCAGATTCATTCATGTAACAACAAACAACCCATTCACCACCCCATAAAGCAGAAGAAGTGTTACTTAGATTTCCAGTTGTAGTTGTCTTTGATACAATTGCCCAAGGTAAATCATAATCGGCAACATCTTCTACTGTATGTTTGCCAGGAATTCTTATTCTTACTCTATCACCATGAGCATCTTCCCATTTAGCATCAGCAACATGCTGATTCTGTCTGGGTGCAACTTGAGCAATGAATAGTTTTGAAAAATATTGCTGTGCTAAGTTAGGTGCCATTATTTGTTTTTATTAGTATATAGACCGTATGAGTCACGGACGAGAGTTAATGAAGTAAATGATCTTAATGGATCAAAATGGTGACATAAATTGGCAATTAAATATTTACCACTCTTCACGGGGTCAGTACCTTGAACTTTTTTAGAGGTGGTAATCGGATCAAAATTACATAAAATAGTATCACCTGCTTTTAATTCAACATTACAAGGAACTTGTATTTGAATTATCTGCGAGAATAGCATATTATATCTCATAGTAGAATTAGACTGCCAAAACTTTGGATCATTGTTCAATTCTTCTTCTTTTACTTTTCTACTAAGAACTCCTAAATCTTGAATATGAAAATGAGTTCTTGTAGAGTCTTCAACTGTAGGTGCAAAAGCATCTTTACCAAGAGTAGATTTTAACTGTACAGAGTAATCTTCACTAACTTCTTGGTATTTAAAGTCATATGGGTTCCAAAAAATGTTTTTACTAAAAATAGCACCAGATTTTAATAGATTTGCAAGATTGCCATTTCTTACTTCAGTTTTAAATACAATTTTGAAATCATTCGCATCACTATCAGTATTTGCTCTTAAAACATCTGTTCTAATATATTCTGCAATGGGTTTTTGCTTTATCATTTCTTCTATAGATCTGAAATTCAAACCCTCCCTTGTTTCATAGAAGAAATAACCAGGATTACCAGAAGTTGGTATAGATTCTTTTGCTATATTACAGATAACTTCAACTGGTGTCTTACCATTACCTAGAAATGAATATGAATTTGAAGTATTATCCATATTCAAATTATCTACTTTTAGATAATCTTTAACAATACTTTCTACACTATTTGATATATTACCAACATATTTTTTGTTGACAGAACTTTCTTCATTCTTTTTAAATATACCAGAAACCAAATTCATAATTACAGATTCTCTATTAGACTCTGAACCTAGTGATATAGTTTTATCAAATAATAAAGGTTTGTCTGTAAAGTCAAGAACACCATACTTTGTCTTTATTTTAAATGCAACTTCAACATCACCAGCTAAAGGTAATGCAGAAGATAAAGTTCCCAATCTTTCTTGAGAATCAAATTGTTTGTCATATCCTACAGAAGAACCAGTATCAACAATAGACAATATCGCAGTTACACTAGGTGAAAGTATACTCTCATAATAGTTAAATGATACTGTTTTTGGACCAGTTGGGTCTTCACCTGTAATATCTACTACTGCATCACGTATACCCTGATTAGCACCAGATGTACGTACTGAGGTGCCTTTTTTAGGTTTTTTAATTGTAAATATTTCGTATGTTGATGCGTTAGATGCTGATGCCATTTATATTAACCTCCCCATATTGCTGATGTTAATTGTTGGTTGGATGCTGCTTCTTCGTATACTGTTTTTGTAATTGGAACTACCACGGGAACAGTTTTAACTTTATTCCGATTAACTACAACAACAGTCTCTTCAGGTTCAGAATCATTTGGCATAGCACCTGTTGTTTGCAATGACGTTAATTTTTCATTAGTCTGTGCTTGTTTCATGATAGAGTCGGCAGAAACTGTAAATCCAACATGAAGATGTTCACCATGACCACCATAAGGGGCTCGAGAATAATTTCTCATTCCCTGGAACCAATGACCAGCTGGATCAAAAATTAGTGACTTGATTCCATATTGTTCCTTCTTGTCATATAAAGAAAGGAATAAGTTTTTTAATCTGGGTATACCTGATTGAAATGAACCTCTCCAATCAGTAATATCTAGTGCATTAGTGCCATGATCACTTGAAGCATGTCTTCCTACAGGACTATCACCTCTAGGATTAAACCCACCTGGATTTGGACCAGGACCACCCCAATGGTTCTTTGTAAAGTATTTATTTTCACTAATGGTAAAACCTTGATTCAGAATAGCTTTACCGACACTGATTACATTGCCCTCAAATGAGGAAAGATCCATCTGATCATGAACTGTAATATTACCCGTACCACTACCTCTGCCAGGCATTAGACTACTAGCAGTGCTAGCGGCACTAGACATAAGATTAGAAAGATTCTTGTGTAAAGATTCTAACTGCTTAAGAATACCTTCATCTGATTCCGTTGCTTCATTTATATTTGATACTGATTCTTCAAAAGAATTATTACCTTCACGTAGTGGATTGTCTTTATTTACATTTTGTTCAATATTTGTTGTTGATGGTTGAATATTATTTGGAGCAGGAGTTCTCTGCAATTCTTGATTTGCTGCATTATCCTCTCTAAAGGATGCCATTTGACCAGATTGACGAGCCTCATCTGCTTTCTGACTTAATTCTGCCTGCTGCTCTTGACTCACTCCAGATTCTTCAGATTCTTCATCTGGGATCAAATCAACATCTTTTTCATATCCAGTCAACCAAGAAAGAAAATTCTTTTCTTCTTTATCTGCTTCATCGTAAGATAAATTATCATCATCGACACTTTTTTCAAGCTCGGATAATTCTGCAGTTGCTTTTTCTTGCTTGTCTGGTGGTAATATACCAAATAGTTTACCCAATTCAACAAATGCATTACCAATAACTTTAAATACTTTTTTTACTCCCTTTACAAAATCACTATCTAAAAATTCTTCAATCTTTGCTATTATATTTGGCAACTCCTTAACTAAAAGGGTCGTTAGTATTAAACCCAAAAATTCCATTACCGAATCAAAGATACCTTTGACTGGTTTAGTTACAGTATCAGTAATACCCTTGAAACCAGATTTCATTCTAGTTTCTATTCTCTTCTCTTCTGCTAATCTCTTATCTTGCAGTGCAATTTTTTTAAATAATGATTTTTTATCAGACCTCAATTTTGATAGTTCTTTATTTGAAAAGACTAACGAACTTTTTATATTTTTAGCATTAAGTTTTAAATTTTCTAATTGTTTTTCCATATCTTACATGTGTATCCCATAGAAATCAAGAGTTACAGTCATAAATGGATTAGATGGGTTAACTGGTGAAATTACATCAACATCAGTAGCAGTGGTTTTTAATTCTGGCATTTGACCCATTCTGTTATCATCAGGTAAATCCATATTAACAAAATTCATTTTTTTCTTTGCCTTTTCTGGCATTCCAATATTTCTTGTACTTGGTTGTTGTGGTGTAACCTTTGACTTTTTATCTTCTGTTTCTTCTTTTGGTGGAGTAATATTAGCACTAGTACCTTGCTGTGGAGGTGATTTTGGTGTATCTTTTACTGTGAACAAATTATTCAAATTAGTTAAAACAGTCTTGTATTTTTCATTAACTTTTAACTGATGTTCTGATACTGTATTTAAATTTTCAACCGAATTTGTAAAGGCATCCCAAAGTTCACCATAATTATTATTGATATCTTTTAATACAGGTCTAAACAGATTTGCAGCAGGTGCCTGGACAACTTCCTCTCCTGGGGTAAGCATTGCTGGAACTGTATCACCCGTACCAGTACCACCAACAGTACCACCTTGAGAAAAAGCAGCAGCACCATATTCACCCTGCACCGAAAGCATACCACCTGTTAATCTTTCATTCATTTGCTCCTTAGTCATGCCCCCTCTGATATTTTGTGCATATCCTTCGGGGTCAACATCCCTATAGATACTCAATGCCAAAGCACCCCAACCAGCAATTGGTATGGCACTTGCTGCAGCTAATAATGCTGCTTCAGCATCACCTTTAGATATAGCTGAGATTACATCTGGTATTGCAATAATAGTATTCAAGAAAGGTACAAATTTTGCTAGACCCTTACCACCAATCTTTGATGCAATTTTAGATCTAACTTTTGGTGGAACCATAGGCAAAGCTTTGTTGACAAAGGGTCCAACTAATTTTTTTGTGACGAAATTATTTGCACTTGCACCTATACCTTTTATTCCTTTCCATGCCTTGTTAAGAACTTTTCCCCCAGTCTTTTTAAGAAATTTAGAGATTGCTCTAAACTTATTTTTACCTAATAACTTCAAAGTAAGTTTCTTTAATAATCTAAATGCTTTGCCAAATACCTTTTTAGTTAAGTTAAATAATCTAATAGGCAACTTTATTAAAAACTTACCTAACTTGAAAAGTCTTCTAATCCACTTAAATACTTTCAGAGTTAAGAAAGTAATTAAAGCTGGAACAAATAATTTTCCAACCCAGTTAAAGATATTGTTTAAGAGTATTCTATTATTTTCATCTTTCAACCAATTAAAAAATTCACTTGTAAGAAAAGTTGTCAGGATTAAACCCAAAAATTCTTTTATTTGATCAAATATACCTGCAACTGGTGCTGTGACTTTTTTTAGTGTATTTGAACCAAAAGCACCTATTTTCTTTATACCAGATTTTACTCCTCCTAATCTATCTTTTTCTGCACCAATCTTTGCTTTTCTTCTATCAGATTTTATCTTCTTTAATTCCTCTTTATCCTCAGCAATTCTATTCGCAAAATCTAATGCTAACTGTTTCTGTATTTCTACAAGAATTTGATTTGTTTCTATTAGAGTTTCATTAATATTTTGTGAAGGTGCTTCTGTCTTTAAAGTTTCGGCAGAAATCTTAGGTTTTATGAAACTAAATTCAGATTTAGTTAATTTTGGTTTAGCAGCAGTGGTCGCAGTAGTACCACCTAGAACAGGAGAAGAGATATTACTCTTGTTCAACTTGGGTATTGATGGTGCTTTAAATGACTGACTACTAATTGCCATTATTGCTGCTGTTGTGCTTTTTGATTTTCTTCTTCAATATATTGTTCTAATAAAGCAACGTATATGTCCCTTTCCCAAGGAATCATATTTTCAATCTCAGTTAAGCTATATTTATGATGCTGAACCAATGCAAATGTAATCTTGTAGTATGACTCAAGATTGCTATGAGCCATACCTAGCTGAAAAAACTTGCTAGCCCTTCAAGAACAACTTCTGATTTTACTTTAGTATTTGGATTTACAACTGTTACCTTATGAGATAATTTAGGCATTGTGACAAAGAAATTTTCAATCTCTTTAAATTGCTTTGTGTTTAGTTGATCGAGAAACTCCTCCAACTCTTTCTTTGTACAGTCTTTTGCAGACCATGATTCTTCTGCATCGTAGATAATATCAATACATGCTTTAACCATATCAAGAGATCTACCAACTTCACTTTGCTCACTATTAGTTTCAAAGTTACTATCAATAAACTGCTCTAATGAAGGATACTTAAGTCTCATTGAAAGATTATCATCAAGTTTGATAGTATTGGTATGCCCCTTTACTTTCTCAACTTTGATAGAATCCAAATCGATTTCAGTTAAAACAGCAGTTTTACCATCATCTGGACATGTAATATTGACCTCTACTGATTCACCAACTGATCTAGATCTGATATTTAAAAACAAATATTCAATATCAAAAGTAGATAGATCAGCAACTTTAACACCACGTGTCTGAATGCAGTCAGAAAGAATAGAAACTACAGCATCAGTAATCTGCTTCATATCTTCAGATTCCAGTGCCATTAAAAGAATTTTTTCTTCTCGGACTAAAAATGGACGATATTTAATTTTTTTACCAGTAGATGGTAACTCCAACTCATAAGTCGGAGTATTAATTTTTGGTAAAGGCATAATGCTTAAATACAACTCATATGAATTATTTAGTGGGTCAGTTCGTGAAAGTATCGAACCTAAGTAGTGGTATTGAATCTGGTGAAACTGTATAATTCAACCCCTCAAAACTTGCTGCATAATTACTATAATCAATACCCAAACCAAGATCTAGTGGTTGACTGAATGCATTACGAAGAGAATCTTGATAGACTTCTTTAGTAATGATCTTATCATTATTGACTACATATCGATCGAAGTTAAATGACACTGTTAGTTTAAGTATATCTGCAGCACCATAAGCAACCGAAACAGCACCCATGGATTTTGGAAACAAATTGACAAACGTATATTTAATTTGTTGCTTATAATCTCTCTCAAATTTATAAATTCTCATCGAATTCATTTTATAGTCTTTAGGGTAATTAAATCTTCTGTATGCAGAACCACTAAGAGTTCTGTCAATATCTACTTCAGATCCACCACCAACATAATCCATCCAACCTTCAAAAAACTTTAATACTTTATATTTGTTATCAACATAAAATGTCATATCTAGATCAGTGTAGATTCTAGTATGAGCAAACTCCTGGGTGACTCCCATAAAATCATTTTTAGTTTCTGCAGTAGCATATGCAGAAGTGGGCAAAGTTGCCTCAGAACATAAGAATCCTAACCTATGTGTAAATTTAGGAAGATCACCAAATACTTTACTATATCTAGTAGTAAGATGATCAGTTAGAGTTTGGGGTAAGCCACTCATCTCAACATAATAATAATTATTTTGAGCCAAAGTACCAATCTGATTTCTCATATCAGACATGGTAAGTTTTTGGACGATAGAATTTGCCACTCTAAATATTTACAGGTGATTGTTTAGTTATTTAGATGTCATACAAAGGAAGATTTCAACCATCTTTTCCAAGAAAGTATAAAGGTAATCCATCGAACATAATTTATAGATCTCTCTGGGAGAGAAAATTCATGGTGTATTGTGATTTGAATGAAAATATTCTTGAGTGGGGTAGTGAAGAAATTGTACTTCCATATAGATCACCAATTGATAATAAAATACACAGATACTACCCAGACTTTTATATTAAAGTAAAAGAGAGAAATGGTAGAATCAAAAAATATATTATAGAAATAAAACCAAAGAAACAATGTGTAGAACCAAAGGTTCAGAAAAAGAAAACAAAGTCATATATTTACGAAGTCTACGAGTTTGCTAGAAATCAAGCAAAGTGGAAAGCAGCACGAGAATTTTGTGCTGATCGTATGTGGGAATTTAAAGTTCTAACAGAAGACGAATTAGGTATCAAGTAATGCCAACAGACGACAGTTCAAATAGAGTACGAGATATTGTTGACAGTTTAACTGGTCTTGAAGACCCACTTAATATGTGGGAAGAGATTAGTTCAGTTCTACCAGCATCAAATAAAATAGAAATAAAAAGTAGAAAGATCTATACTTTCAGATATAGAGCAAAAACTTCTGGTTTACTATATGATATTCACCCATTAGTAGGTGTTGCAGAAGTATACAGTTGGGGGTTTGTCGGGGTCAATTTTCACTGGGGTGAGAGGAGATCATACACCTGGGATGAAGTGATTGGAGATGTTTATGAAGTACAGCAAGAAGAGCTTACAGACATGCAAAGAATACCTTATGCAGATTTATTCGAAAACCCTTCTAAATAATTAAAAAAACAAGCATAATGCCATCCCTCAGGTATCCAAATGAAGCACTGTCAGATACGACAGATTATTTGCAAATACAAATCCTAAATTATGATAGGAAAAAAATAACTGGTGATAGTGGATTGCTACGTAGAAGTGGTCCAGCTTTTAAGAGTGGAGGTGGTAATGTTAAAAATTTAAAGAATACAATATTGTTACCAATGCCATCTAATGTGCAAGATGGTAATAGTGTCTCCTATTCAGATTCAAAACTGGATGGATTGACTGCAAATGTATATGGTGCTATTAATCAAAATATTCTTGAGAATGATGATACTGATAGCCTAACTCAAAGAATCACATCTTCCGCTACTGGTCTTTCAGCAGCAGTATTTACCACAGAATCTGGTAAAGTTTTTACAAAAAGTTTAGCGTCAAGAGCAGCAAATATTCCTTTTGGTGGTAATCTCAGTCTTGGTCAGGTACTAGCAAGAGAAAATGGTGAAATTTTAAATCCAAATATGGAACTTCTCTTCAATGGCATAACATTGAGATCATTTAGATTTTCTTTCAAGATGACACCAAGAGATGATGATGAAGCAAAAAATATTAGGTATATTATAAACACTTTAAAAAGAACCATGGCACCGAAAGGTAGTGGCACTTTTTTACAAACACCTGATATGTATCAACTGACATACAAAAAAGGTGTAGAGACTCATCCATATTTGAACATGTTCAAGCAATGCTTCTTAACTGACATGGCAGTTAATTATACTGGTGAAGGTGTTTATGCCACATATAGTGACGGTTCACCAATCTCATATAACCTAGATCTCTCTTTCAAAGAAATTGAACCAGTTTATGCCAATGATTATGGAAATAAAGAAATAAACCAAGTAGGTTTCTAAAATGGGTTACTTCAGAGAATTACCAGAACTAGACTATCAATCATTTTTAAAAGATAGTATATCGTCTCAGAGTTATCTGAGAGTAAAAAACTTATTCAGAAGAAATAAACTGAGAGATGACTTAAAAGGTATCTTTACAGTCTTTGACAAATATGAAATTAGAGATGGTGCAAGACCAGACACTGTTGCCGAAGAATTTTATGGTGATGCAGAATTAGATTGGGTTGTTCTACTGACTGCTGGAATCTTAAATCCTAGAGATGAATGGCCTCTATCTAATTACAACCTGAGCAAGTATGCAGATAGTCTTTATGGAACCGAAGTCAATGCGGTTCATCATTACGAAACAAAAGAAGTAAAAGATTCTAGTGGTAAACTAATTCTACCAAAAGGTAAAACTGTACCAGGAACTTTTAAAATTCACTATTATGATGCTGGACAATTGCATACCAATGATGCAACCATTCTTGGAGAGAATGTAGTTAGAATACCAAATCCTGTTGTATCTGTCACTAACTTTGAATACGAAGTTTTAAAGAACGACGAAAAATCTTCGATATATTTACTGCGTCCTTCATATCTACAACAATTCTTAAATGATATGAGAGATATTATGATCTACGGTAGATCATCAGAATACGTAGGAGAAAA